CTAAATTAATAGAATCGGGTCGAGTAACACAAAACCCATCAAATTAACCCATCCCCCGCCCCACCAATGCCGCAATGTTTGCCACCCATCCCCACTCACAATTCCCCCCAATCCCTCAAAATACACCATCATTTTTCACTGCATCCACCGGCAAATATTTATAAATTGTCGAGAGTGATACATTGTAAATAATCGATAATTGTTTCCGGGTATGCCCGTTGTTCAGCAATCGGACCGCTTGTTGTCGATTTTCTTCGGTAAACACCACCGGACGACCACCTATCCGCCCCTGTGCCCGTGCCGCCGCCAGGCCAGCATTGGTACGTTCAACAATCAACTCGCGTTCCATTTCGGCCAACGCGCTCATGACATGAAAGAAAAATCGCCCCATTGCTGTACTGGTATCGATGCTGTCCGTCAGTGACCGGAAATGCGCGCCGCGTTCGTGCAGTTCCGATATCAGAGTTATCAGATTTTTCACGCTACGTCCCAGCCGATCCAATTTCCAGACGACCAGGGTATCGCCCGATTTTAAATGTGCCAACGCCTGTTGTAGTCCCGGCCTGCTGGCTGTTTTCCCGCTCATTTTGTCCTCAAAAATCCGTTCACAATTTGCATTCACCAATGCATTCCGCTGTAAATCGCAATTTTGGTCATTTGTTGACACCCTGATGTAACCCATTTTCGCCATATCTCACTCCAGCTATCTAATGATTGGCGATTATATCAACACAACGAATTTCCATTAAACCTTGGTTTATCGAAAACGGTTGAGCTGGCAGGAAACGCCCTGTCCAAATCGTCGAACGGGGCAGATATTCTGAATAAATCGGTATTTCTGAATAATATTGGTGCCTACCCTGCTAATGACCGCATTATTCATTCTGCTAATGATACAAAAATCTATAACGGTAACCGGAGTCGCTATGTTCTGTTATCAGGAACGGGCTATTGGAGTTTGCGCAGAGGAGGGGATGATTCGATTATCTGGCAAATACACCCTGACGGCAATTTAGAGGTTGGCGGTGTTCCTGTTGCCAACGGCGGAACAGGAGCAACGAATCCAGCCGCTGCCAGGGTAAATTTAGGTGTTCTATCCGTAGATGAAACGAACAGAAATTTTGCCACCAAAACAGAACTGAGCCGAAAACTGGATGAATCAGCCTACTCCACACTGGGGTGTACGATTGATGAGATATGGACGGGCACTCACAGTTCGGATCGGCCGCTCGTATTACCCCGAGAGATTGCGGGGCATCTGGTGGCTATCCGGCATGCTGGCATCAATGAATTTTCGTCCGTTGCATTCGTCCCGTCGAGAACCCGTTCGACGTTTTTGTTTCGGGGTGGCGCAACCACGTTTTTTGTTGATCTGGATGGGAAAACATTAACGGACTGGATTATCACGCCCGGTCGGGCAATCACGGGGATTTATATATTGCGAGGGGTCGATCGTTCATGAACATTTATATCGATAAAAATGGGTTTGTGGATTACCAGATCACGCCTGTACCTGAGAATTTGGACAACTATCTGGTAGTGGAGGTCGATGATGATATCGATTTATCTGATAAAATTTTTGATGTCCAATCAGGGCGGTTTGTGATTGATATTGCACGATTAGTCCGACAGTCGGAACGAGAAAAACAACACCGAATGTCACTAGCATCAAACTCAATCGCCCCGCTGCAATATGCTGTCGAACTCGATATGGCCACGAACAAAGAGCGGGACAGTCTCACTGAATGGAAACGATACTGCGTGCTACTGAACCGCGTGGACTGTTCGTCAGCACCCGATATTGACTGGCCGACGGCGCCAGAATGATTATCAGGGGGCATCAGCCCCTATTTTTATTTCGGTTGCTCCGGCCATTGGATATCGGGGGCGGTTGCACAATCGACCCGACTGAGCAGCACGCGATATTTACGCCAGGTGGTTAGTGCGGATTTCTCGGTATTCGTTGCCATGCCTAAATCAACCGCATCCTGACAGATGTCAATATTCTCTGCGGCCGTTCTCAGTAATTGCCGTTTTTGATATTCCGCCTGTTGCTGTAACTGCTCAGGCGTCGGAGGGGGTGGTGGTGGGATGTCAACCCAGCACGGCATACCATTAGCGTTTACACCCCGGCGTTTACCCGCAACGGATTGACTGAATTCAGAAAATACCTCATCAGCGACAGGGATAACATCATCGGGCAGTGTCCCTGCCGCCTGATAGTCTGCTAACAATGCGACTGGGTAAAAACTGCGCGTAGAGCGACTAAATAAATAATTTTTCATATCAATATCCTATTGCGATATATGTCACGACAGGTGGTTTGCTGGGTTTATATAGCGATTGAATTAACAACTCCGCTAGTTTTCGGTCAACGATTATTGTGCTGGCAATGACAATCCACCGCTCAGACGTGCCGCCACTTAAAACAGAGTTTGTTAATGAAACACATTTATTGGGAAAATGAACAGGGAATTCAAACATCGTCTGTGTCTGATACCAATCACCATAACTAGCGCCTGATACCGATGTCGTTCCATATGCCCGCCCCCATTGAATAATCACGCCGCTAGGTAATTTTTGATAGCCAGACTCAGTTAATTGCGATTCAAAAAATGACATGTCCGGTATTTGATTGCGCCCGTTGCCGACAGTCCGATAAACCGTATCCGTTAAACCAAGGTTTTTCACAAATTCAGATTTATTTGGGATATCCCCGCCGTTCCTCCGTTTCTCTAATCGGTTATCCGCATTTTTGTTTGCCCAATATCCGGCCTCATGCGCGATTTTTACGGCCAGTGATGTAGCCGCGGTCAGTTCACTGTCGCTGTTTATTCCGCTACTGAGTTTAACAATGCCGGGGGTGGTAGTTGAGGCGTTGGGGAGGCTGGTGCGGGCCGTTGCCCGTAATGCACTCAATAATCCATTTCTCAACGCCGTTGTGTTGCCATCATCCAGCACATCCTGGTCATTTGTCTCTGAAATAAATTGCGCCACTACGCTGGCAATCACGGATGCTTGCCGCCAAACTTTATTCAACTCCTGAGATTTCGCCACGCCAGAACTAAATCCGTTAGTCCGTGCGGCCAGTTTGCCGTACTCCTCGTTTGTTAGTACATTCGCCCCGTCAGCGATGCCGAACGGGAGAAATTCATTTTTTGCCATAATATCCTCACAGTTTTACAGCCCAGCCGCTGGTATCAAAACCCGCGACGTATTCATTATTAATGTCAAAACCAAATAACGCGCCCGTACTGGAGTTAATGTAATTATTAACCTGTACGGACTGCGGTTTGATGTTCAGATAGCCCTGTCGAATAACGGCCTTAATGACCTCCGGTATCTCGCTGCCGGTCAAAAATACGTCCATAGACATATCTTGATTATCGACAAAAAATATTCGGGCATTTCTATCGGGTAATATCCGCTGGTAGATGCGCTCCAGCATTTCACTCGAGCCGTCCCAGTGATTGGCTTCAATTTTCACGCGCAGCAATGTACGGTAGGTTTCATCGTCTAGTTCGGTAAATCCGCTATCACTGTCGTACCGTCGTTTCCAGCTTCCCTGATCGAACCCCAGCGTTTCGGTATCGAGCGAGAAATAAACACCCACAATCGGTGTTTTCACGTAGCGCGATAGACCAATCCATTCACCCACCGCATCCAGTTGTACACCAACGGCATGATCCAGCGAGAACGCCTCGTTTAGTTGATGCACTGTTTCGGCAATATCTGAGAGTGAGCGGGTTATCAGGTCAATGTGGTAAACGAATTTCGGGGCGGTGCGATGTTGCGGGGTGACCAGTTTTAGATAGTCTCTCATGTCACCACCAGTTTTATATTTTCAGGTCGGCAGGTCACCGCCTCATTAAATTTGGTTTTCAGGTTGGCAGTGGCTACCGAGTTAACCGAACGACCGATTTTGATATCTGTGATATCGTAGGTTTTTCCTTCTGCATCCCCCGGTAAATTTGCGGGCAGATATAATTTGGTCAGGTAAACACTGTCACCAATACGGATTGAATCGATATACGCCACAATTGCCTCCCTGATCCGATCCCCCACCAGTGTGGTATACCCATCAAACGGAGTAAGGCGAATTTCAATAAAAACCACGACATCAACCGGACGCGAAAAATGTATTGGATGCACAATCTGGTAACAATCCGCCACGTTGACAACGGTATCCCCGTACGTCCCCCCGCCCGCCCCTTTTTTCAGTGCGATAGTCTGTGCGATAGTTTTTGCATCGCCGCCATCCACAATCATCGCGATAGCGTGTGGCGGTATACCGTAGCTATCAGTTTGATTCGTATCGTTTTCAAATCCCCTCAGACGTGATACTCCCGGTATCAGGCTGATTGCACCCTGCACACCATCCAGCACCGTTCGCGATGGCAGCGCGACCGATTTTTGCTGGCGTATCCGCAACGCAGCATCGGTTTCTACCGCCCGCCCCGGTGTAGCCGCCGAGTAGTTTCTGACAGATTGCCAGCCGCGCGTCGGGGTGCCTATTTCGGAAATATCACCGGGTGCCGCAGTAATAGATCCGCTCGTTTGGCAGGTGGCGGTCACGGTTACCGTGCCGTGAGTACCAATCGTGACGACATCAGGCAAGCTCCACGAATACCCCTGAATATCACGCACCGTGCCGTTTTTGATGGCCGTACCAACCTGACCGATGATTTCTACGTCACTGGTGGATTTCGTTGTTTTATGCCGTGACATACCGTTGATGGCAACATTATTCGATAATGCCGAACCCGTCGCTGTTGACGGACTGAATGAGTTATAAGTAGCAATCAGGGCATTATTGGCGTCGTGAAGTGCCAGTGCATAGATGGCAATCATCTGCCCGTCTTTACTGTCTGGCGCCAGATACGCTTCCTCGCCGTAAATCCGGCGAAAATATCCGGTGAGGCGTTCCAGTATCGTTGGATAATCAGGCGCAGTAATGCCGCTCGCGGTGATTTTGGCCGCAAGCCCTAACGTTTCTATATTAAGCATAATTTACCGTTCGCTGGTTACCGTGGTTTTGCCGTAGCGGGTGTTGATAGTGGCGGTGAAAGTGATCTTTCGGGTGTCGGGATCACGCTTAGCATCAAGTGAGGTAATTTCAGTCACGCCCTCCGTACCCAGAATATGCTCGCGAATTGCCATCGCACTGGAATAGTTTTTTTCCAGTACCGCCTCGCGATAGGGTGTTCCCTCTGCCGTGTCCAAGAACCAATCCCCGCGCCATAAGTTGAGCCGCGTTTTAATGGCCAGTGCGACTGCGTCGGGTGAGTTGGTCAGAAAGGTGCTATCACCCTGCCCGAAACTGTAATCGCCGTCGCTGTCCTCTCGTCGGTATCGCATCATCGTGGCCCTCCTGTCGTGCCGTCACCTGTTCGTACACCACCGTGTCGGTGTTTCATCAGACTGATACCGCCTGCGGTGACATCATTTTTCACTGTCACCGGGCCATTAATGGTGACATTGCCGTTGAGCACGATTTCAGGGGAGGTGATTTCCGTTCCATTGTCAGCCGTGGCGGTCAGTTTGCCAGGGGTAATGAGCGTAATATTGTGGCTACCCGGTGTCAGTTCAATAAATGCCGCGCCGTCATCCGTGCGCAGTTGGGCAGAATAGGTACTGATGTTGCTGATTTTCCGCGCCTGAGACTGAGGCCCCACAATCGCGAACCCATCCGATAAATTGTGCTGACGCGGGTCTACCGGCTCCTGTATACCACCGTTCTGCCACCAGTAATCGATGCAACGGTCAGCGAAAATCACCAGACACTCGTCCCCTGATTTAACGGGAAATGTCAATGTGACACCGCCGCCACGAGGGAAAATCACTGGTACATCCACCAGCAACGGTAATGCAACGGATTCAGTCTTACCTTCACTGTTAGTGACTGACCAGCGTATCGCAGGCTGCGCGGTCACGGTCACCGCACTGGCATTAAATGACTGAATAATACAGGGGAGTGCCACATATAACCCGGCACTGATCGCCGACTGCATGGCTAAAAACGGCGTTTCGGGCTGGTTAATTCGTTCATGGTGAGTGATCATAGTTGCCTCATATCTGTCGATAGTGCTGATTGATTCATTAATGTCTGGTCGCTCTTCGCCACACAAATCAATTCCATGTAGTACAGGGTCTCGCGGGTATCACCGAAATAGTTAACGTTGATAACGATATAATCGCCGTCTGCATCAATGGGTGCCGGCAGTTCCCGTGACCCCGCATTGCTGTCGCCCTTCGCAATGCCACCCGTGGATAACCCCGCCATATTAATCGAGTCGTTATCCAACCGGATTAATGTCCCCGGTCTGATTTTGGGGTTGATGAGACATTTAACATTGATCCCGCCGCCGATGGTCTGCTCCGGCATTCCAATTAACCCGGTTTTATAGGTCAGTACCACCGCCTCTGTCAGGTAGGTCCGTTTGGGAATAATATGGCACTGCCCGTCTTCATAGCGCCATTCGGCATTATTTTGTTTTGCCAGTATGCTGAGTTCGTCGCGGTGCATCCCGAACAGAACCTTGCCTCGTGGAGCCACGGTCTTTTGGAATTCCGGCCGGAGTCCGGCGACTACTCCGTATTTCTCAATATCCCGCATCAGTAACCGGTCAACATCCTCTTGTGTGTAACCCGCCGATATCGTGGCATTGATCACTGCATCGTTGTACGTCTGATCACCGTCCTGCGCCTGTATCACAACATAGGTATCTGTCGGGCTGTCACGCCCGGTATAGGTGTACTGAATCTGACCAGAAAATATCTGTCCCGCATTACCCTGATAACCCGCGCAGAACCGCACAATTTTATATTCATGCTGTCGGAGCTTCGCACTGGTTTCAGCGTTGAGGTTATAGACTTTGAAAATGCCGGTCGCAGGGTATGCGAATGACGGTCGGGTAATATTGAACTTTATTTTCAGTTCAGATAGGTCGATACCCGCACCGTGTTCGTCTGCGACAATCAGGCTGCATTCACGAAGCCATTGTTTTGACATAGTGACTCCATATAAAAGAAAAACCCGCCGAAGCGGGTTGAGTGTGTTTGCATTATAAATGCGTGTAACTAGTTGAATCGGTTCATCCCCGCGTGCGCGGGGAACTTTTAAACGCGCTATCAATGAATATTTAGATGAGCGGTTCATCCCCGCGTGCGCGGGGAACTTATTTTTAACGCAATAGCACTTCATGTATAGGGTAATCGTGTTCAGCTATGCTGCTGCCACCATGGATAAAACGCATCCTGTTAAGCAACTCGTCTATAATTTTTTGAGTAGCAAGTAGATCTTTGCGTAACCGCCAATAGGCTTCGGCATCAACTAAAACTTTACCATTCATCTCGTTTGAAGAGGCGCTACTTTGAGCGTCTTCATAAATTTGAACATCTGTTTTAACTGTATTTGCGTTACAAGTTTCATTAACTGATATAATAGACATTGTCTATATCCCTCACACTAGGCTGTAGACTGTTTTACCAGAAGCCCTCCAGACTATTGTGACTAGTTCGGGGGGCTTCGACGTTTAACGTGACTCTATTTATTACGTGATTGTAACTTTTTGTAAAGGCAGTTTATTTTAAACTGCGAACCGCCTCGAATATTAAACTATTGGCACCCTAATAAAGAGTAATTGCTTATTGTTAATACTAAAAACCACTGTTAAATTAGTTATATATGTTACTAGACTCGACGTTTACGCCACTTCAACCTCTTCTACCTCTAATATCTTAGCTAATTTCGCAATGCCTTTCGCTGTTACCAGAACCTGCTCGCGGGTTTGTTCCTCACCTTCGCTATCGGTAAATGACCTTATTTTGTGCTCCAGCACACCCTGCTGTAGTTTGTCCTGATAACCAATCCAGTTCTTATTACCCGCACGGCGGTAGATCCACTTCATTGAAGACAGCCTGTTAAAAAGCTCTTTCGGTTTTATTTGAAGATGTTTTGCTGCGTCAGTAATACACATACTGCCGTTCGCTTTCTTGGCGATGCGTTCATATGCTGCTACGTCTGGTTTCATTTCTGAAACCTGGTCTTCAAGACCTTTATTTTCGAGTAGCAAGCGTTCTTTATCTTCTTCGGCCTGAATTACCATGAGCGCAAGTTCTTTTACATTAGGTAACCGTGATGGGGTATTGCGCCTTTCCTGCTCCAATACAAATAAGCGGTCAATAACTGCGGCACGACGGACAACATCATATCCCGTGACTAAGATTTCGGTATGACGGCGGTCGAGTAAGAACTCAGATACATACCCTCGATTGTCAATAACGGCGGTGACACCTTCAATCAAGATAACTTGTTGATTTTTATCATGACGCAAATTTGCGACATCTTTATTGAGTTGGTATAGCTGTTCCAACATTACCCATACATCCCGGATGACATCAGCATGGCGCTTGCCTGTCAGCTCCGCGATCTCACGGCTTGACATGGTGACAGTTTGTGTTGCAGGTGCTAAAATACTCATAGCGTTATTTCCTTGTTGGTTTGTTAACGTTTTAGAAGCCTCGTTGGTTGCAGCCTTCGAGGTTTCGCTTTTATTGTGCTGGATTCGATCTTTCTTCTCTCAAACATCTCGCCAATCTCATTACAATCGCTGAATTCAAAGAGATAAAATCCATTTCCGCTTTTTGTTCCAGCTCTTTCTTCATTGATTCTGGTAATCTCAAACTGAACGGACAGCTTTTGTTTTGACTGTGTAGCTCATCACTCATGTAATGTCTCCTGAATAAAACCAACTTAGCGATAGAACCAATTTGGTTCTAAAACCAATTTAGCATCATTTATAAAGATGTCAAGTTGGTGCTATGATTAATTTATTATAATTTGAGGTACACTATGACTAAGAAATACCCAAGCCAAGAAATGGATAGATTTAACGTCCGTATGCCCGCTGGCATGAGGGATGAAATAACAAAAATTGCAGAAAAAAACGGGCGTTCTATGAACACCGAGATCGTCATGATGCTTCAAGATGGTATTGATAAGGTAAATGGATATATCAAACTATCTACTGATAACTCCAATGACAAAAAGACAATGCGGTTCAGATCAAAGATAGATCCTAAAGTTGAACGAGAAATATTAGAAGAAATTGCACGGCTCGCCGCCGAAAATGCGGTAAAACTTGAAAGGGATAAAAAATAAAGCCCCTTTGGGGCTTTAATGACTAGCTAATGAGCTTATGTCGCTAAATCTAAATAGAAACTCAGGGTCTTCCATGCTTCCATTTTGGGTCACCGAAACTTCTCTTACACATTCGTCTCTATCAGGGATAAAAGACCCAGAAAAAGACACTAGCTGTCCTTTCTTCAGAGAAAGCGCCTTTTCAAATAATACGGTACCTTGATTAATTAAAGTATCGTCACCTGAATCGGAAAATGCGTTATTCCATGTCCTAATACGTATGTCCTTTGTAAGAGAAATCACAATCACGCCCTTACCGTCATTGTTTGAATTTAAATCAATGACCTTACCAGACCAGCCACTAACTTTCAGGTTTCCTCTAAAAAAATGGCAAATAGTCGATACTCGCTTTGTTTTTAGAGCAGCAATTTGCATATCGTTATTTGCGCTTTTAGTTTCTTTGACAAATCCATCAACAATACCGATAAATTGCTGTTCTCTAGCTGGCGCGGCATCCATTATTTTTTGATAGGTATCATCTTTCGTATTAAAAGCCCCAAAATACAAAAAGATAGCCAATAGCATGATTAAGAAAACATTTTGTTTTTTCATCAAATTATCCCTTAGAATTTAGCATCGTCAAATCCAAGCCATCACAATAATTATAATGAAAAAAAGTATAGCCTGTTGTTTTTACCTAACTCTTCCTTTCCTGTCTCATTTTTTGGATCATCATAATAAAAAACCAGTGAGCCGTTAAAACTCAGATAGCTATGCTGCTCTAAAATATCCACCCCAAAAACCAATGGAATCCCTGTAACAATTGGCTCGCTATTGGGATGCATAATATCTAGAATCCATCCAGCGCAATCTCGCCACTGTAACTGCATTCGGTAATTGATACCGCCTAACTGAATATCGAATTGCTGGTTTTCAGCGCGTAACGGGATCTCAACTATGTTCATCGGAGTATCCTCCCCAAGATATCACCAAAGAAGTTCTCACCCCCTTCTTTAGTTTGAACCAAGATACTTTTATTTTCCTTTGGAACTATCGGTGTTTTTGTGCCTTTATCGGCAACTCCAGAGGTATCCAATGGGTATTTCATCCTCTCAGGTGGTGCGGTAACCGGGGCTGTTTGAGTTTCCACGATAATCACCTCACGTAGAGTCAGGGTGACCATTAGAACGTTTTCAGAGGTTTTATCCGTTGTCACCTCTATCGCACGGATCAGCATATTTTTATACATCCGCTTCCCTGTAGTGACATCGAACGGTTTCTTTGAGGCTTTCAGTGCCAGCAATTGTTGATAAACCTCCTTGGGACTTTTCCCTAATGATGCCCCTGTTCCCAGATCAAACATATCAATCAACGACCCCCCACCAGCAAAACCCAGTTCCATTGTGACCTCGGAGGGTCTGTCATATGCATGGTCACTGATAGCTGCGCCCCGTTGTACCGGGTGCTCGGTGATTTCTGTCGCATCCATGTGTTTTTCGGAAATCACCACGCTCGGCACTATCATCTGTATTTTTCTCGTATTCTGAGAAAATAGCATTGATAAAATATCCATCAACTCACCTTTGTTTGTAGGCTGCGCACTAATATTGCGTTAGCGCGTTGAACTGCCTCCCCGGTTAGCACTGCGGCCTCACGTGGGGAATCAACGCCATTCACATTGATGTTGTAGTTAGGTGCAATCGTCGTTTGATTTGGGACATTGGCTAATAATTCCAACCGTTTGGGCGTATAACCGGTATGACTCAGCATATTATTGATATTCGCAGTAGCGTTATCAAACATTCGTGGATCAAAGTTGAAGTTGCTGTTTTTAGCTGACGTACCCATATTATTTTTAACACGATGGATATAATTACGAGTCTCGGTAGGTAAATTACCCATGCCGTACTTTTGTACGTTTCCAATACCCCAGTTATATGACGCCAATGCTTTGTCAAGGTTGCCGTTGTGTGTTTTCAACAAACTGCTCAGCATCTTGGCCGCCGCGTCTGTCGATTTATGCGGGTCGAAAACATCATTGCCCATTAAGCCGTAACTTTTAGCGGTAGAATCAATAAACTGGAACATCCCCTTTGCGGTGCCGTACTTAGTTGTTGGGCCGATCGCATTAGGATTGCCTGACGATTCGGTCATCGCCACACCATGCAGTATGCCGGGATCTAAGCCCAGCTTCTTCTCCAACATGTTAAAATAGCCTGCCATTGAATCTAGGAGTGGTTTACCTTTTTCAGTCGCCGGTTTATCTTTAGCGGGTATGTATGGGGCTAACCCTAGAAATTCATTCAATTTATTATTTAGGTAAAAATACCCATCTAAAAATGCCTCACGGTGGCGTTCCGCGGCGGCGCTGACTGCTGGGAGCGCATCCTTTTTGTTCTTCTCGTTACCGTTCCACGCTTGTTGGAGTTCATCCCATGCTAACGCAAATTCCCCATCATTTAGATGATTCAATGCGGAGACCAAATGTGACAGCATTTTGCTAAAATCACCTAAGTTTTTCGACAGGTTTTCCAGTTCAAAGGAAAATGACCAGTTTTTGAGGTCAATGTTTAACAAATCTGTTATCTCTTTTGCTAATCCCTTGAAATTTTTAGTAAGCTCTTTTATCTCCGCTTTGACTTTTTTAATCTCCGGTTCCCACTTACCCCAATCAATCAAGGACTTCCCGCCCTCTTTCCACGTCATATAGTCGTCGTAGAGCAGAAACATAGCCGCCATTAACGTGGTGAGTGCACCAATAGGAGAGAATAAAAATTTCGAATTAAGTGCCATCCATGCCGCTGCAACAAGGCCGAAGACCTTAATTAGATTCTGACTTCCCTCATCCAATTGCCTCCACCAGCTAATTAAATCCTGAATGCCCTTAGCCCCGCGGAAGACCACCTGACCGAGTATTTCGGACATCGTCATAATGGCTTTCACTACGGACATAATGATCTTTTCAATGGTCGGCCAGTGTTTCAGTATCAAATTGGTGAGTTTCTCTACGCTCGGCGTTAAAACCCGCGCCAACTCCCCGCCGATCTTGTCTTTGGCTGAACCCGTAACCAGCCTGAGCCGGGCAAACTCAGCCATAAAAGCGTTGGCTTGTTTAGCAGCCATTGCAGGGTTGTAACCCAGCGCTTTGATTATCATCTGATAATCTGCGGCATACCCGCCAATCCCGCGACGCATCGCCATCAGGGTGTTTTCATCAATACCGAGGATGCTCGCATACTGATTGGCGCGGTAATGTGGTAACGCTGACAGCCGCTCGCCCACCAGCGCAACGAGTGAAGCGGTATCCCGAAGCTGCCCGTTAGCATCACGGGTCTGAATACCCATATTACGCAAAAACCCCTCGCCGCCGGGATTATTGCGCAGGAATTTGGCGACATTCTCCAGCGACGAATTCAGCCCCTCGACGCTGCCGCCCGCCTGACTGACCGCATAGCCCAGTGATTTAATCTGCTCCGCCGCCCCGCCGGTGCGTTGTGCCTGCCAGTACAGTTTATCCAGTCCATTAGCCACTATCGCGGTAAATCCGACGACGGAAGCCGCGGCACTTTCCACGGCAGCGCCTAATTTCAGTACATTACCGGTGACGCCGGCGATTATTGCGCTAAATTTTTTCTCGCCCGCACCATCGACCTCAAAGCCGAGTGAGATTAAAAAGTCGCGAATGGTTTCTGCATTATTGCTCATCTTTCCACCGTGCTATCAAGGCTTCGTTTTCGGCGTTCACATCCAGATAGTCATTCATCAAGGCGATATCGGCCAGATCGATATCACCATTTTTTAATGAAACGTAATCGAACTGAAATTCATGAGCCGGACGCAATAGAAAAGAACGCCCGTCAGGGAGGGTTTCTAAATCCAGGTTGGGCTGGCCGGGGATGGCTCGTCGCTCTCTGGCAGACCGGGAAAAAAATTACTAAGCGAACCTTTAATCACATGCCCGGCGATTTTCAGTAAATCCAGGCCATTGATATCATCAAACATCAATTGCTGCCCGCTGTAGATGCCTGTCCAGACGCCACCGGATTCACGGCTGACCACCGACAGGCAAATGTCGTTAATTTCATACCGCGACTCTTTCCCCAGCGAACGAATGGCCTCAGCCAGAGGTGCGATAAAATCCACCATATCACCCATCGAAAATGTGGGTTTACCGTTTTCGTCCACCCCATTGGGTTTGAGGTTGTCCCAAATAGGTTTTAACGCCGGAACCACGGGCAGCAATGCGACCGCTAAATCCTGTTGCTGAAAGGCGTTTAGTTTGCCCGCGCGGTATTTTTTACCGCTGATTTCAAATTCCATGCTATGCCCCTGTTAAAATGTGCCTAATACTGTGTCGATTTTGCCGCAGTCGAATACCCAGCTGACCGTATTCCCCAATTTGGCGTTAGCGATATCCGGTATTTTCTGGAACGCCACTGAACGCGCAGCTATCGTATCCCCGGAGACCCGGTTACGGATCAAAATGAGATTGTTCCCCCATGTTGCCGAGGAGAATTGCTGGGCGTTATACATCAGCATTAATTTGGCATTGGCGGAGGACGTTTTCAGTAACGTCACGGTAATCGTGCCGTTTTTGCCCGCGCTCAATGAGTGCATCACCTCGCCATCGGCGCCCACTGTCATGGTGTTTTTAGCGTCAGCCATTGCCGTGGTAATGCCCTCTTCTGCGGTTGCCGCGCCATTAGCCAAATCCACATGCCCGCCGACGCCGGTTATCGTGGCGGACACGTCCATAAATGAATAGGTAGCCATCTCATCACCTGTTTACGTTAATAATGACATCGGCGAAATGCACCGCACCGGCCAGTTTTATAGCACACTGAATTACCGGCGCTTTGCGTTTCTCGCGCTCAGCCTGTACCTGCTCGGCGATGGGTGCTGCGTAGGTATAGAACCCCTTGGTCAGCATATCGCCCCGATTCAGCGCCCCGAATGAATCCCCACCCCAAACACCCGGGGCAATCAAGCCATTGGTGACGCCCTGAGCCAATGACTGTTCAACATTCGCCAGTAACTGAGTCACGCCCTCATCGGTCTGCGGCATTTTGGTCGTTGAGGTATACAGCAGGTTATAAAGGTTGGTCTGGACATAGTTCTGTAGCCAGTCCAGCCCGTGGCGCTCGTCGATAAATGTGCCATTTGCCATCACGCCCTCCTGAATAATGGCGGTGTCGTTGTTGTAATGCACAAAGACGTTGCCCGATTTAGCTCTCAACGCACTGGCTTGGGTTGCCGTCAGTAACTCAGCACTGATAGCCGGTTCCTGTTTAAATTTCAGGGTAATGGTAGTGCGGTTGCCCTGGAAATTGACCGTGAACATGCGACCGAACAATGAGGCGATCGCATACGGTTGTGCGGCGTATTGCCACAGTGTCCGACCAAGAAACGCGCCTTTTAGCTGAGAACCAATATCCGTGTCTACATCAGGGTCGAGTACATCCGTTTTGGTGACCGTATGGCCGTAAATACGGGAAACTGACGCTGATTCGATATAACGAGCAACACTCAGCACGTCACTGTCGGACAGGGTATTATCAGCGATGACCAGCCCGTACCACGCGCCTGACATCGAACCCAACGTTGACACGGCCTCCGCTATCGTTTCGGGTTCAGTCGGGTCGATAACTGTCGCACCGGATGATTCATCCAGTTTCAGGGTATCGCCGATATACGTGCCACTTTCTGCGCGGGTGATATAACCCAGTTTCCCTGACGTTTGCAGTGAAACAGTGAAACGGGCGGAAATGCTATCCCACAATACAGTCGCATTTTTCAACTTTTCGGCCACCCGTTCAGCCACACCGTTCAAATTGGTTTCTTTGCTAAAATCAATGCCCGTAAGGGTGGTTTCTTTGCCATCAATAACCAGTTTGAACGTACCATTGGTAACCGTTGTAAATCGGTTCATGGCCTGTTCGGGCTTGGTCAGCACAGCACCGCGCAGTGCGGCTGATACTGGCTCTTTTGCCCAGCGCCCGATATATAAATCAACCGGTTGGGGTGACTGTGAGTAGTACAATGCCGCTGCCTGATACTCTGGTGTGTCCATGCCAAAATCGGCACCAACACCCTCGATATCCATGTAATAACGCAGCCGTTCGTGCGTGTTGATCACGTTACTGGCACCGACTATCAGCAATGAGCCAAAATTTCTGGACGATGCCGCACGCGGTGCCATGTTGATCTTGACATTAACGATGCTAGAAATAGGTAAACCCTGCATAGGGATTAATCTCCAAAAAATTTAATGGATACGTCCGTCAGTGATTTGATGCCGTAGTGGCGCACCGCTTTTCGCCGCAACGTGACTGTGATGTCATAGCGGCGTACCCATTGGTTATTGATGAGTTCAGGAAAAGATGTGATCCGAGAGTGTTTGACAACTGACAGTCCCAACTGATTAAGTTCGGCATTGTTCTGGCTGAGTCCCAAACCATCCCGAAATCGTGAGGCGTACCATTGACTGCGAGGCCCATAGAACGAGGCGGAGCACTCGAACTCCTCGTGTCGCCAGAGTTCGCCTGACTGATCAGTTTGGTTGGCATAGGCCGGGTTATCGTCCGCTGGAATTTCCACCACGCCAAAACCGCACCAATCGGCATCCGCAGGCGGCTGTGCTGCCTGTACAGGCGTCCAGCGTGGGCGCACCATACCGTTAGGTAATCCCGATACGCCTCTCAGCCATTGACTGAGTAACCGCTCTAACGCCTCATCGTAGACCGGTTCACTATTGGGTGTTAACCAGCCCGCCTGTTCTGAGGTATTCATGACGGCCCCCCGTCAAAGGGACGTAATTCACAATGCGCCTGGACAAAACCCGCACCGTATGCGGTGTACGGGTCAACCGATTTCACCAGATACTCACGGTTCTGGTAGGCCACAATGTCACCCGCCCGCCCGGTTTCACCGGCTATCAATCGTTCCGTAGTAATGACCAGAATTGTGCCCGTCACCGTCTGACCAGACATACGAAGTTGGGCCTCAACGGAGCGGTCAACCGTCACTACACCAGAAAACGGCGTTACGGTATCGACTGTCGTCGCGAATCCATCATCATCTACCCGTATAGCTCGGCGTTTTACGGTCAGTGAGGTATCACAGAAATCCGGGTCAGACAAAATGTCAGTCACATCAAGTAAGTCCATTAGCCCCCCTTATTTCGAACTACATAAGTGATTGATCGGCGATAATCACCGGTATCAATAAGCGGTTTCACACCCTTACGCCCTCGTTTGGCACGGGCGGCAACAGTGGGATCTGCCAGAGGTTCAAAATCATGGGTAGTCATGTAACGCTGAACGCCTCGAACTGCAATCTGACCGGCTTTGTTCAGGGCTTTTTCGGCCTTATCCTGCTTACCTTCCAGCACCGCTTCCGCCGCAATTTTCAGTTGCTCCGTAGTTTTGTCTTCCACCGAACATATGCCGGGTCGAAGGTGCGGGCGAGACGGGATGTTTTGGGCAGGTGAGCCAAATTCATTGATATAACCAATGCCGGCATTACCGAACGGTACATCATCCCTGTCGCTATTCTCAGCAGGAACGCCCACCAACACATCCCGATTGCCGATGGTTTTCAGCGCCTCCAAAATGTCATTGGCTTTGTCAACACGGATTTTCAGGCCACTTTTCATAGCTGGATACCCCCCGCGCCGAATGTCAACAACTGTTCGTAGAACTCTGAGCCATAGCGGGTGTTGTTCCAAAACCCGGCGTTCGGGTTCAGGGTTGTGCCAGTGTCATAACTGACGCTCACCTTATCCACCGATTTTGACGACACCACACCACTATTGGCTCCCCCCGTGCCCCCTCCCGCCATTGACCGACTGTCCGTCGCCCACAGTGCCATGTAATGGGCAACCATCAGCTCCGCCAGATAGACAAACATGTCCCCCAGCCGGTTTTCATCTAACTGTTTATCTGCCAGATTTAACCGGAACCTGATTTGTGCATCGGGGAATTTTTGAATATTGGAGAACTGAGGAAAATCGGTGCGGAACTGATCTACAGTGGGGAGTTGCCTATTTTTTGTTACCCCCATTTTTACCCCCGTTAGGCGCGGATTGCGAATCGCCCAGCATCAATTCAGCAATTCGGGTATCGCGCTCTTCCAATTGCTGAGTTAAAACAGCAACCTGTTTGTCACGCTCCGTCAACTGGTTGGTCAGATCGTCGATTACGGAACGGAGCGCAACCAGCTCAGCATCATAATCTGCTGGCACAGGCTCGTCTGCCGCGTCGATGGTTTCCGCATGAGCCTGTACGAACCAATGTTGAGCGATCGCCGATGAAACATCATGAACACCGACAGTAAAATTTTCCGATTCGCCGTTATCGTGAGTGAATCGAAATTCGGTATGTACCCTGATTTTCATTTAGATACCGTCCATATAGTTCAGTGTTTCACGATAGACCAGTTCAACCGCGCCCAATTTGCCGTAGTACGTCACCATCTGGTACAGACTGCGATACTGGATCGGAATGCTCTGCAACGGCACCATCGGGAACCGGACGAATTTTTTATCATTGGTGTACGCTATCGCGCGGTCTTTACCTGCCACGCCAGCGCCCTTCGCCCATTTCACCGCGCGAATATCCAACGGAATACCATTCTGGTGATACGCGATGGTGTTGTTTTTCAGGTACGTTAACAATGATTGGTTACCCGCCGAAGATACAATAATGGAGGAGAGTAGCGCGAATTGCTCAGGCGGAATCAACAAATCGGTCGGCACCATCGTATAGCCGGAGCGTGCCCACGCATCACTCAATATCTGGTTAATGCTATCCCGGATTTCGTCGGGTGTGGACTGCGCCCACGGTTTACGCGCGTTACCTAGCCCCGCGCGTTTTTGGTTCAACAGCCCCTGTAGCCCTAACCCCTCGTCGCCCATGTACACCTGTTCGTCGATGTCCATGTTCCATTTCAGCATCATGCCGTCGTGTTTTTGGGAATCGATAGGACGTCCGACCTGTTGCGCAGCATTCAGCTCTATAACCGTCCAGCCCAGTTCCATGCCCCACAGCGTTAACGGATGTCCCTCACGTTCAATGTTCACGCTGACACCTGCCAATGCCGTAGCGTTCCCACTGATCCAGTTTTTACCGTTCGGGTTGGCAGAACCCGCAGCCGCAAATTGCGTGTTTGTCCATGTCGCCATTTCGTCTGCTATAGTCACGTCCTCGCGGTATTGGATATCGCGACTATGCGTATATTGCACCAACGGTAAATTGATGGTCTGGTCTAATCTCTCCAGTTCACCCACCAGAAACGTACCGCTGCTATCAATGGTGCGTTGATCAAATGTAAGCATCTATTCTATTCCCGTTAAATTTTGTAAGAAATTTCAGCATTGCCGTCGGCGTCACCCGCGCCAGTGAACTGAGCATTGGGCAGTACCACCGTTTCACCCTCTACCGCCACATTCAAGAAACTGCCTAACGGACTGTTTTTGGTGGGTTTACCTACCCGCACATAGACTGGCGTGCCTTTTTTGATGCTGGACGCATTGCCATCCAATTTCACGGTCATGTACCCGCGTTTCAGATTATCGCCTGTGTAATTGTTGTCGGTGCCGATAATATACGCCTTGTCCGGCATACTAGTTGTGGGATATGGGCGGACATAAATCCCCTGGATCTGGTCTACCGTATCGCCCTCTACCAATGGCACGAAATAGCCGCCATCGTCGTATTTACCCACCAATCCATACGCGGGGAACAGGTTCGCCGATTTCAGTACTACCGGCTCAACGGTCATATCCTGTAGGCGTGAGATAGTCCCCGCAATGCCCACCGGCATACGTTTTAAATAAACGGTCATAATGTTATTTACTCCTGTTTGCCCAAAATTCGGCGTTCTGTTTGTTCAGGTCGGCAATGCTGTTACCTGAGGATTTGTTACGAGCTGAATCGCCCGTCACTTGGGTATTGCGATTTTTCGCCAGCTCAGCCACCGCATTAAATGCCATATCAACAATATGCTTAGGCAGTTTTTTGATTTCTGCATCGCCTACAATGGTGCGTACCATTGCCTGATCTGCACTGACCAACACCTGACGTTTAAACGCGGTTGGTTTGGCTGCGTCCAGTTTAATGCCGGGTATGATTAGCTCGGCTTTATAGGCTGCGTCGCCCGTTACCTGTTCTTCCTTCTCGTCTTTTTCGTCACCATCATCCCCAGTCTGCTCCGGCTCTTTGGGGTCAGTTTCGTCGCCGTTATCGCCTGTTCCTGATTTACCTTCCAGAGCGTCCAGTCGGGCGATCAACGCCTTAGCCCATTCAGGGATTTGCTCATCGCCAGTTTTCATCTCCGGGTCTTCTTTAGGAAGCGGTTGTTGGGGGCTGATATTAATGTTGATGGCTTTAGGCACCTCGCCCGTGCCCTCGTCACCAGTGATGGACTCAGGCGCATTGTTCAGCGCCGCTTCCATCGCCGCCGAGTCTTTGGTTTTAATCGCCTGTCTCAGACGTTTGAACCATGTTTGAGTTTTAGTAGACATGCTATCTCCAATTGAACAACGTGAACCGGCGCGAGCATCTTGAACCAGCGCCACATGATTACCTGTAATTTGGTATTGTTCGGCTTTACCTTTGGCAGTTTGCCGATATTCCGCATCGTAACCGCACGACACCTCATCAAAGCCCTCATCTATTGCTGCTATCGCGTCCGTGTCTTTGATGATCAGGTCGGCTAACATCAGATCGGATTGTTTCCCCTCTCCGCGCCGAACGTTTTGAACATGCCCGTGAGCCAAATCCCGCCAGTTATCCGGGTCAACAAAAATGATGTTGCCGTCCGTATCTTCGGGATGTTTTATCGTGACAGTCATTCCCTCAAAAGATGCTAAGGTAGCTTCGCTAAAAACCTCGTCGGGGGAGCGTTCAACTACAATTTCACCGTCGGTATCCGGCTCGAGGGTTGGCAGTTCAAAATCGGCATAAAGCTGTGTACCCGTTCTGGCTATGGGTACGTCTTTACACAATAGGGAACCGTCGGCCAGTTGGTAACGGGTGTTACCCAGTCGCGTAGTAAAGAAATATTTCAACGTATCCTCCACCACATCCAAGCCGCAGAAATACCCCAACACGAGAGCCCGTACAGAAAATCGATCCATGTGCCGTGTAGCATGAACCAGAAGCCTCCAAGTACAGGAGTTATCCAGCTATAAAATTCAAAATCGCTCATATTAATCCTCCGGTATGACGACTTCGCAGTAACAACGACAGTTAGGCAGAGTGCCGGCGTGTCCTATCAGGCCATCCAGTGCCGGCGGTTTGTCCCACTCGACAAATTGCCCTTCCATTTTTTGATGCGAATGCCGTACATCGCCATCGTCTGCGGTACGCCAGATATACCCTGTTGAACCGACGGATTGTGCCCGCGCCTGCGTCAGTGCTGTCTGTGCCCGTCCTGCCTCGGTACGGGCGATCAGTTTGGCTCTGGACACGGCTACTTCACCCGAAGCCGCAATTTCTTTCGCGAATGGCTCTGCCCTGCCGCCCGTAACCACCGCTTCTATTGCCCGGTTATGAATGTCATACACCCGATCCGCCGCTTCAATGGGCAGTGATTTGATGTATTGGATTTGTTCTTCAACAATGGAGCGCATCACCTGCCCGATGGGAGCCTTGTCTACCAAGTGACGCAGCTCCCGGCTAATCTGTTGACTATGTTGACGCCAGATTTTTTCATCCTGCCGGTTGATATCCAGCGCGAAATTATGGGCGACCCGCTGCGCCCACGGCGTGATCAACTCGCTGTAGCTGTCTAGTGCGGCTAATATCTCAGTGACGGAATCATTTGAACCATCGTAAGACTCCTTGACGATGTTTCCGACCGCCTGCGCTATCTTTCGTAGACTGGTTTGATATCGGTTTTCCGCCTGTCGGGACTGTTTGCGGGTCGTCACCACTGCCGCCTTCTGTCGATTTCGCCGTGAAGCCATCACCTACACTCCCCATTATTCTCTCAGCCTCTGTGCTGTCCATGTGATAGGACGTGACCAGCATTTGTATTCCGGTGTCTCTGGGTAACTCACCTGCTGCAACGGAAGAGACAATTTCAACCATGCTGGAGATTTGTGCACCATTAAGGTTAGTGTTTGATTCTGCAAATTCGGCTGTATTCGGCTGTATTCGGCTGTAAGCGCCTAATTCACTGAGTGGCGGCGAACCGTCATCCGCATTGTTGATATCCTCATCTGTTATTGAGCCACCAATGCCAGTAACGTCTGCCGTTTCGCGCAGATCGGTCATTGCGGCCTTGAGGTTCATCATGCCGCTGTCCAGCGCACCGTTTAGCGCGTTGACGGTATTCACGGCAATGGTAGAGCGGTCTAGGTCAGACATTTGCCACAACGGATTAAACTCAAATGTAAAATCGTCTGGTAATGGTTGCTCAAACTCAGAACGGTGCATCACGTCCAATAACCTGCGGATAGGTTGGCGTAGCCTCCGTTCTTGTTGCGTGCCGATATTGTCGTAATAGTTAGCCAAATCAGCGTCGCCCGTCGAAAAACCCTGCGGAGATTGCCCGAACAGCCGTACCAACGGAATACCGACCGCCCCCGATATCTGTTCAGCAAACTGTGCCAGTACGTTATCCAGACCGCTGAATGAATATTGATGAGTTTCAAACACATCGTTTTTATCCGTCAGTGTCATGCCCTCGTTACTCTGGAACTGCCGGATCATATCCATATGTTTGAGCAACGCATCCAATCGAACACCGCCCATCGCAATGATTTCACGTAGTTTGTCGATACCATACGTTCTCAGATGAGCCTTATAGACCAACTGCGCCGCGCCAGTTGTGGCACTGTCGAATGCCGTGAGACGATCATAAATGCGCTCAACTACTGACATGCCCCACTCATTTTCGGTCTGTGCCTGTTGGTATGGCAACGTAACCCCGTCGAACCTAATCAACCGGCTGTGATGAATTTTCCACGCGGGAATGCCTCGCCCGGTGTTGGTGATGTTGTAGAATTCGGGTTTACCCAAATCCTTGCCAATCTCTTTGATACGGCGGTTTAAATCAGGTTCCACCTGCCAGCGGTCGAGCGGGAGCAATCCCCTGAATTTGCCTTTACCAATGGTTTCAGGTCGTAGCGGGGTAAATGGTGCCTGCCCCTCAATCAGAATTAACCCTACTGCCCCGCCGTAGAGCCGTGACCATTTGATAATGTTGTTCAGGTTTTCCCATAGTTCCAGCTCGTCAAACAACGATTCCAGTACGCCGCGTGCCTTGGGGTCTATCTCAGACGTGATGCTAAACCCCTTGCGCGTCATATCGTCGGCCACCGAATCCACCGCAGCGCCAACTATCCATGACGAACGGTAGGCATATTCAACCAGCATTCGGTTGCGGCTCGTCCAGTTCGGGCGATAGGTAGACGCTGAGTGTTGGTTAGGTGTGTTCATCCCAACACGGGCCATCATGTTCTCGTAACTGTCGGCCGTGGGTATTTTGCGATTTTTCGCCATTAACTACCTCGTCCTAATAATTCCCAAATTTCCAGCGAGATGTCCATCGGGGCGTACAGAATCATTACTGAGTCCGCTAGGTTGGGCGATTTCGTGCCGGACGGCTTTTTATCCACAATAATTTTCCCGACGCCATTCACCGAATAGGTGGGCTGGGATAGCTCAATGATGAGTTTGTCTTTTAATGGCATCTCGCCGGATATTGATATCAACTCGTCCGGATCATAGGAATGACCCTCTTTGACTGCACGGTACGTTTTCTGGAATCGGGTACGCAGTGACCACCACGCTTGGGCTTTAGCGTTGGCGAAAAAGTCCTTGTTCAATCGCGCCGCGCTGAACGCATCGCCCGGCACCGCTTCCCCTTCCGGGTCAAACACTGCGCCACTGCCGCGAAATGGCGTCGCGGTGATGGTATTCAACCGAAGAGTCGTGCGTTGATCGTTGATAATACGGGCATCACCCCGTACGCCCGCCCCCAGACCGTCACTATCGAACCTGAACGAACCTAAGTTGTGTGTACTACACCATCCGAAGACCTTTTCAACCGATCCGTAGATATCTGAGCCTTTACCCGACCATTCCTCAATACCGTCCAGCAGGAAGCCATGCCGCCATGAAAAGGCGTTTTTGTCCTTGCCCTCGTCGGCCACGTCCATTGAGCCCATGCGAATGCCTGTAGGTTGAATGCCTAATTCGATATGTGCATCAACTGCGGCCTGTACCCATTCAGACGGGATCAAAATCCCCTCAACTGACGCTTGATAGTTGATATCAACTTCTTGCGCTAGCGTGACCGGATCAAGTTTCTCTACCTGTTTGGCGTACCACGCATCATCTTTACGCGGGTCGTCACGCCAATGAAACGTAAAAACTGAAATACGCCCACCGTGCCGCCGTTGGGCGAATGAATTCGCCATACCGTTCGGCGTCGAAACATCCTGCCGACAGTTGGTTGTGGCTGACAGCGACGCATCCACCAGCTCAGGGCGTTCAAGAAACGCCGATTCATCCACGAAATAAAAAGACGCACGGTCGCCTCGCCCGATACCGTCGCCCGCCTCGCCGGTCATCACTGAGTCAGTATCAGGAAACAAAATGCGCATATGAGGCGCATGTTTGCGCACGTCCCACGTGCCGCGAAATTCAGCGGGCAACAAGCTGATAAAACTCCGCGCCTTAACAAACAGCGACTTCGGCGAGCCTAGCTTATCGACGTATTCTTCTTTACGGGAGCCGAATCCAGCCGCAACACCCCGATTAAACAGACAAATTGAGCTGGCCGTCGCAATGGTCAGCCAGCTAATGCCCATGTCTCGTGTTTTTTCAGTAATGCCCGGCTCCTGAGTGCGCCAGCATTCCATAAACCATTCAATCCATTCCTCCTGACGGGGAAACAGGATAAAGGGAATGCGGGCGGGTAAACCACGTTCCACATTACGCGGGTCTACGGTCATTCCCCAGTCGATAATAAATTGCCCCGGACTATCCCGATAAAATGCCCGCATCGTGGGTAACAACGATGGATTTTGGCGAATACGTTGTAACCGTTCCATTCGCCATTCAAAGACCTCGTTGTAATCGGGGTTACGAAAATCAAACGGAAACGGAACAGGCATTCGATCACCCCATCATTTTCTTGTAGGCATCTGCCGCCTGTTCTGGCGTTAAGCTGGCTACCTCAATCGGGCCATCATTAGCTCCCGTGAGTTCGTTTTTAACGTTCTCGCGGAACGCCTGAACAGAGACATGCTTACCCAGCAACTCCAGATTCTTGACCTTATCCGGCCATTTGATCTTTTTGAGAATGCCAACCATATCCCGCTCATCTCCCCGTCCCTCGAACATCTCAGCCAAATTGAATCCGCTCAAATATCTGCGCCACGATTCCGGCCAGTCGGATAACGGTTTAATACTCAGATCGTTATTCAAAATATCCGCAACATCCATCTGGTCAATTTCAACGAGGCGCATCAGCACATAGTTCGCATCAATCCCCAATTGCGTGTTACGCGCCACTTTCAGCTCATCAATCAGTGCGACAACATAGGATTTCTGCATTAACTGGTAACCAATCTCACTCGCGCGGTTCGGGCTGTACCCTGCCCTGATCGCCGCCTGCGTTGCATTCAGATCGACCAGATATTCTCGGCAAAACATTTTTTGTTTTGTGGTCATTTTCTGTTTTGTGGTCATGTTATTGACTCCGCGAAAATAAAAATATATGCAAAAATGCAAATTTACACTTGCTGCTATTAGCATTTTTGCATATAATTATCTCATGTTAACGAAATGGAGATGCAGTGAAACAAAGCGAGTTTTTAAAGTGGCTAAAAGCCCACGGGGTAGAAACTGAAAATGGTAAAAAACATTTGAAACTCTACTACAAAGGCAAAATAAGCCATCTTCCCAGACATCCCAGTCAGGAGTTAACAACGGGCTTGGTTGAGGGAATAAAGAAACAGTTAGGTTTGAAGTAAATTCCAGCCCCCGACAATAGGGGGCTGTCACTGCATCAATAAATAAGTTAGAGAGGCCAATATGTACTATCCTGCGGAATTTGTTAAAGAAGATAACGGATATACAGTCACATTTAGGGATATCCCTGAAGCCATCACTTGTGGTACAGATATGCCTGAAGCAATGGAAATGGCCGAGGATGTTTTACTTTCCTGTGTCGAAATATACTTTGATATGGATAAAAACTTTCCTCTGCCTAATTCTGAGATTCAAGAGGATGAGCAGTGGGTATACTTACCTGATAGCGTGTACGCTAAAATCTTACTTAATAATGAGTTGCTAAAAGCTAACATTAATAAGGCTGAGTTATCACGTTTAACCGGTATCCGCCCCCCTGAAATCCAAAGAATACTCGCACCGCGCCATGCAACTAAAATTGATACGATTAGCCGGGCAGTTGCCGCTATAGGTAAAAAGCTATCACTTTCAGTTATCTAATATTTAGCCCCTAGAACTTAGGGGCTACTGGCATTCAGTATTAACACACTCCTGCAACCCCAGTATCATTTGCTCTGGGGTTCTGTTTATTATTATGTTAGTCTTTCCACGTGATCGATTTTACCGCCCACATCTGGGCGTCCATAATGCGTCGTAGCGCCTCGTTGTGAATCATCAACGATTCGTCAGTCGTTGCACTATCCATACTGTCATGTACCAAATCAATTAGTTCAGCGGATTTTTGTTTTACCGCATCAACCAGAATATTACCGCCTGGGTTAAAACTAATACCTACCAATTTTTGTCCTAATGTCATACTCATAGAGAACACTCCGTTTTTATGTAATCCTGCAAATATTTTAATTTTGCGAGGTCGTTGATGATGTTTTCTCGGATATCGAGAACAGTTGATCCAGTTGCTCCAGAGAGTTCGACGGTGGTTGCATCGACCACGCTGCTGGAGGCAGGGGGTTCAGACACGGGGCAGTTAGCTTTGATGCGCAGCTTGCGACGGCCAGCGGCAACATCAGCCCGCAAATTGTTAATTTCAGATTTGGCATGGGCGAGTTCCTGCGTGTGTTTGGTGTCCAGTTCATGCAACATTGTGATGTGCGTGTTCTGGTAGGTGATACGGTCGGTTAATTGCTGGATTTCGGTTTTCTGGCGCTCATTAACCTCTTGCAGCTCAGCGCGTTTAACACCGTGATAATATGTCTCAAATACAGAGGCGACTGTAACAATAATCAGAATAATGGCCATGTAATGGGGTAATGTGAATTTCATAGCAACAATGCCCCGATAAACAAAAACCAACCCCAACCATCTCGGCTACCGATTGCCAGAATGAATGCACACAAAAACATCATGGCCGCCAGTGAATATTTAGTCATCCAACCCCCAACACGTTAACTCTGCCTCCTGAGCACGTCGTTCCACCTGACCATAACAGCCATTAGCCTGCCCTCGGGTCTGTCGGCAGTCACGGCCACCGTCAAATATCCAGCGTTGAATCTCAGCACATGCCCCGCGTTTATCTCCGGCGTTCAATTTTTTATAGAACGTGGAGGAAAAACATTTACCGGGGCCAATGTTGTACGGGCAAAAACTGGCAATGCCTGCGATTTGCGCCTCTGTCAGCGGCACCTGTATATTGCGTTTTACCCATGCAATGGCGCGTTCGGCCTCTCTGGCGTTGAGGTCGCTGCATTGTGCGGCTGTCAGTGTCATTCCCCGCCTAACGGGAACGCCATCTATTCGAGTCACGCCACGGCAAATAGTCCAGACTCCCCCCGCATCCTGATAGGCTGATAGCCGCTGCCCCTCTTTCTCATCCAGAAACTGAGCGAGAATAGCCGTGGCACTCGCACCTGAGAGCACTAACCCAATGACAGCCGCCGTTAATTTAGTCTGACGTTTTGCCATTGCGTTTAAACTCCCGGTGTTTGTAGTACCAGTTCACGGCGAATGTGCCTACCGTGCAGATAATGCCGACGACAATCGCCCAATCGTTCAATGACAGGGCACCAAGCATAGCTGTGAATGCGCCCCATCCGTAGGCAGTGGGGCTTGAGTATTTGTCCATACGCATATTTCCACCCCACTGACGGAGTGACCATTAGGTGTGTTGATATGAAAAAGCCCTCAGAATCGAGGGCGGTGTAGATACGGTGTAGATACGCTGTGCGTTACCTGTAGCAGGACTAGCCCGCATAATTTCAGAGGTTCAATTGAGGTCCTGCCTATGTGGGTGCTGTGGTCGGCTGGAACAGGTAATTCCCGCATCACCCCCCGGAACGTTATCATGTAGGCGTCCGGCATCCTGTATCACGCCATTGGCGGATCGCCCACCCCGGTTTGCGTCTCAATACACCCCCGTGTCAGTGAGATTTTAAAGTTTGTGGGCGATCCTCCAATGGCATAGATCATTTGTTAAAAAACGGTCGTATTTAACATAATGGTCATTAGGTGAACCCTCGATTTTCAACTCAGGCAAAAAACGGCGCCTACGCCTCAAAAACGCCAGTCTTCTCGCCCATAATGGTCGGTTTTTTTGATATAACATTTTGCTAACAAATCACCACTATTGGGGTTCAGTCAAATCTCGGTGTCTAGGCTCTGTTTTCCCCAATTTTCAATTTTTGGGCAAAAAGAAAGGCGCTCAACTTCGAGCGCCTTTTCACTGGATATAAAAAACCATTTTTAGCACAATAGCACACTTTTTGCGGCCCGCACTAACGTTTAGCATCTGACTGGCTGATTTTTGACCGATAAATCCATATCTAATTGAATACCAAGCATATCTAGACAGCCGGCAATAAAACTCTCCCCGTGTTGTATCCGGTGCCTAACCTCTTTTTCATTCGTCTCGAACCGGCGTGCAATCTCCCGCTTGGAGCGCCCTAGCTGGTAATGTTGCTTGATGTATTCCAGTTCTTCGCTTCTCCCCGTTGCCTGTAACCGTGCTACGCAGAGATCGACGATCAACCCATCTTCGTCACTGCATGTCGGCCGGTTGTCGCCACTGGCAGAGACCAGACCGCTAAAACCCGCAGCGACAGGCGACCAGCCGACACGAGTCGATTCGCTGGTTGACCAACCGCCCCACCGTACTAAAACCTTTTGAATATCTCGCATAGAATTTTGCCCTGTAGTTTCGTGTATCCTGAAAATTTTTCACCGGAAGCCGTCGCGCCTACGTGTCCGTGTGGTGCTCGCGAAAAGCAAATCGCGAAGTGCACCACGCTAAGGTATTGATCCTTATAGGTGTAACCATCTGTATCCATGTGTAACCTCTGTTTCTTAACCTTTCCTCTAGGCCCCTTATATATATAATGGGGTAGTTATAGCTAGGTGGTTACATTGGTTACATTGGCTTCAAGCCTTGCTATCTCTTGGCTTAAAGCGTAACCACCTACTGGTTACAGGTGGTTACAGGTGGTTACAGATAGCTTTTAAACTTATAGGGCTATGCTGGTTACATTGGTTACATTGGTTACGCCAGTTCCCAAACTTTACTGACTTTTCCTTCAATACGTCGCTGAACACGTTTAAAGCCGCAGTTTCGCAAAACGTTACTGATCCGAATCTCCTCGCGCTTGGTGATCCGTGATGGCTCAAAATTCAATGCCTCGCGCAACACGTCGCTGGCTCGCAGAAACGAGCGCGAACGAGGTTTTTCACCTATCATCAAATCAGGTTCTTCCAACCAGTTTTCTACTATTTCCAGCCATGCGTCTTTGATTTGGTACTGCCCGTGCACAGCCACAGCCAACTTTTCAACTTCTCTGAACTCGATACCGCGTTGCTTGTACACGACCGCCGCTTCTGCCCATAGAAGCAAGAGGTCATCTTTAATCGCTTGAAGCTTGATTTTAGTTACTTCAACAGGTGCCCACCGCCGTTCGCCGGTTTCATCCCCTAAGAACTCGTTTTTATTGGTCGTACCGAAGAACAATAACCGTCGGGGGAACTGAACCGCGAATTCACGGTACTTAGGCACCCAGTTCTCATGGGTACGGGTGACAAGAGCCTTGATACTTTCTTGCTCTTTGGTGTTCAGCCCGCGTAATTCGCTGATTTCCGCAACCAGACGCCCGCGCATCTTGCGCGCCAAATCGTCATCTTTTTCGGCAAAGCTGACTTCGGTATGAAACGCGGGGTCAGGCGAGAGTGCGGCCACACCGGACGATTTACCGCAGCCTTGCTCTCCGACTAGAATAGGCACAATATCGGCTTTGCAACCAGGATCGAGAACACGCCCCGCTAGCGCCGTCCATGTATACATAGATACAGCACGGGTATACGGGGTATCCTCAGTACCAAAATGGGTATGATAAAAACGCTCAATACGCGGCACGCCATCCCATTCCAAACTGTTGAGCCACTCGATAGCAGAGTCGAACGGTTGTTCATCCGCCACCAGCATCACCACATCGCGAACCAATTCACGCCCGACCGGTTTAAACCCGCGATTTTCCAATGTGATGCGCAGGCGCGAGTATTCAGCGTCATTGAATGCCTGCCACTGAACCGTACCCGTTGGCGTAAACATGATCTCATCACGGAACTGATCAAAACGAATTTCTATACCAACAAAATCAGGCCGCATCACCGCTTTGAACGTGTTTTCTATCGTTGCCTCAATTTGACCCCATTTATCGCGTTTGAACGCAGGTAATGGCGCAGGTTCGGACACCTCAGTAGAGGTTAAATCCTCAAAATCATCTTTGCCGAACCCGATAGCGATACGAAAATCGCCGTCGTTACGATGTGCGCACGAACCGTGCTGGCATTTGAAATGGCCCTGTTCGAATCCGCCCGTACCTGCCGGAAAATACGCCGTACTGGTGGGGCCACTATCAATGCTGTGTCCATCTGCAAACGGGCATGTGATATAACGCTCCCCGTTTTTACCCAATGCCAACGTATGCCCGTTCGCGTCCAGATAATCGGCGGTTTCGTCAGTCGCGTTGGGGGTAGACAGGCTACGGTCACGCAACGCGGCGCCAGAGGTATTCGCCTCAGTGGAACCGACAACGGGCAGGTGTTCAGTCAGGGCAGACCACAGCATTTCTAATTGATCAGGCGTGACTGCAAGAGGCTCACCAGGCAAACCGCCATCCCATTGGATACGTGCGCCACTGGGATGGGTGCCTGCCGCGACAAATTGCTGACCATCGGCCAGCAGCTCAATGATACCTAGCTCACCCTCCAGACGATGGATGCGTTTACGGTAGTCGCCCTCAACGGCCAGCAGGTACAGGCATTTGTTGGAGTTATCGCGGTAACGGCGCGGGGGTAGTTCGCCGAACACATTGATCAACAGTGCCTGGATTTGGACCTGTACATTTTCATCATCGCTATCGCAATCCAGCCCTAACTGTCCCCGACCTGTGAGCATACAAATTCCGTAATCCGGCTCGTTAGCCCACGTAGTAATTTCGGAATCGGTCGCGATCTTTTCCGTCCATTTAGGGATGCCGACTACATGTCTTGAACGATTGTAACGGCTAGGTGTCTTACCAATGCTTTTCAGTGATGAATCAGGGGAGACTGTCGCACCGGGGTTACATACAACAGGTAGCATTCTATCTGTAAGGCCCCGAATCAGATCGAGATGGAACCACTCGTCTTGTGTCGCTCCCCATTGTTTTTGTTCTGACATATGGGTGTGTCCTGTTATTTTTTGGCTACAAATTCAGTATAAAAACGCTCGATAGCTCTAGCGGTAGATAAACGGGGGTTAGGACTGACACCTGTCAAAATTCGGCTTAACGACGGCTGGCTAACCCCGGTGTGTGAGGCTAGCTGGGCTTGAGTAAATCCGGCATCTATAATTTTTTTAATCAATTCTTGTGGGTGAAATTCGTACATCATCGCGCTCCTATTTATTGGACGAGCCTAAACTATACGTAAACGAATTATATATCAATACTGGAATGTATCGAAAAAAACTCTAATATATGCGTAACTGCATAATTGATTAAAAATCGCGCAAACGAGGGTCTAGAAAATGATGTCAGACTTTGGAGTTTTAACTAAAAATATCAGGTATTTGATGGATACCCACGGGATAGCCAGCGTAACAGAGCTATCTAAACGATTGAAAATGCATCAACCAACACTTCATAGAATGTTGACAGGGGAAGTGAAAGACCCGAAATACGCCACCCTAAAAACTATCGCTGATTTTTTTAGGGTATCCCCAATTGATCTGGTCGAGTGTGATCTCCAATCCGCCCCCTCTAAAATAGCTATGGATGAACAGGGGGAGCTACATACGTACCATTTCAATGACATTCCAGTGAGAGGGAACGCTCAACTGGGTGACACCAGTTACTGGAATGATGTTGATAGTACGGATGGATACATTAGATGGCCGACGCATGACCAAGACGCCTACGCACTAAAATGTATAGGCAACGCTATGATCCCCAGAGTAAAAGAGGGTGAATTTGTGATTATAGAGCCGAACCATTCGTACTCGCCGGGGGATGAGGTATTGGTTGTCACCGATACGGATGAGGTGATGGTTAAAACATTTTTGTTTGAACGTGAAAACTATTACCACCTATTGTCTATCAACGAAGACCACGCCCCCGTACGCCTTCACCATGCCAAAATAGTTCGAATGCAATACGTAGCCGGAATAGCTAAAAGCTCGTTATGGCATTCTTAGCTGTAAAATCAAATAGTTAAACAAGGCCACATATTTGTGGCCTTTATTTTTGGAAAAATTATGTGTTTTCGTATTGACCTCTTATACAACACGGTATATAAATACGATAACGAATTAAAAATACAGTTTCGTATCACAGTTGCTCTTTAACAATTTGGAATCACATCTAATGCTGAGCAGAGAGATCTGCGCAACTCAGTTCCCTGACATCTCCGGACCTCACGGGGTATATGGCATCTCAGGCAAGCGGCGGACAGTGTTAGGTGTATTTATTGACAATAGGAGGAATGAATCATGGTTTAACAACGCGGATAGACCGCGAACGTGTACGTTAATGCTGCGGTAGTGACGCAGCCCCGAATACCCAAAGTTGCGGGTAGCCAGATGCAGGTACGAACTGCAACACGCGCTGGTGAGGGTTAATGAGGAAGAAGGCGTGCCGGTGCTCCAAGTTGACCGCCAATCAACTACCGGTTAGAGGTGAGGGATTCGCGGAGATACCCCTGACTACGGTCTCAAAGGCATGAGCGCGACCACTGCGAGAGTGTGGTTGATTGACTGTAGGTCATTCAATGAGTGGCCTATGGTGAGTTAATTAACAGCCTCGCTAACGCGGGGGTTTTTTATATGCATAAAAGGAGTTAATACCGTGAAACCGAAAGTAATTCCTGTAGATAGATACCCGATAAGCAACGCGGTTCGTCGCCTGCGCTGGCTACGAAAATGCGACGAACTTAAGCGCAACCCCACCACCCGATTCCCGATTACACTGTACGTATAATAAATAAAAGGCCAGGAAAATGAGCTTAGAAACTTCTTTGAATAAAAATAATGAGCTGTTAGCGCAACAAAAGACCCTTCTGGAGCAACAAAACGCACTGTATACCCAGAACAATTCTTTAATCCAGCAACTTCTTTCGGCGTTGGCAAATAACGTAGTCACCCAGTCCGCCGCCCCAGAGAAAGAAAATACTCTTAAGGATGAACCCTATATTCAACTTGCTGTAGAACACGTTGAACAGCCCAACAAAACGGCAAAACCTGCGAAGAAAAAAGCAGCAGTAGATAAAACACCTGTTGATATTGAAACACTGGACTTGGAAACCGTCGTCGCCCTTGCTGTTTTGTTCAAGAATGATGCCTATAACCTTACCGCCGATAAACTGGCTCAGGCTCGTGCTGTTATCGAAGGTGTTGGCGAATCAGAACGTAACGGCCAAGCGGATGCACTAGATTGCGCACTACAAGGCGTGCTCGAACTCAAAGCGCTGACCAAAGCGCAATCCTTGGATTTGTGCCTGGAAATGTTGGAAAACTGGGATAATATCCCCGGTATCACGGAGCGTCGTGAATTCGCATTGGATTTACTCAATCAGGGTACACGGGCCTCTGAACCAGAGCCAGAGCCAGAGCCAGAGCCAGAGCTTGATTATGGGGCGATATTCAATCAGGCACAACAGGCACTGCTACGGTTGGCGAAAAACGGTTACCGCCGCGAGGCTGTGGACATCGTCGCTAAATTTGGGGTTAAAAAACTGGGCGACATCCCACAGGAAAAACTGCCGGAGGTTCTGGCACAGGCCGAAGCTGCGCTGGAGGAATAGTCATGCCGGAGGTACATGCAAAACTCTCGCCCTCATCGGCGCATCGCTGGTTACGTTGCCACGGTAGCCTCGCAATGGAAATGGGTCAGCCTAACACTGAATCGCCGTTCGCGATTGAGGGCACCGCAGCCCATGCCCTGGCTGAAACTGTGCTGAACAATCGCCAGAACCCTACGTTTCTCGGTCAACCCTACACGATGGGTCAAAATACCGCCGATTATTTGGGCCAGTACATCCTACTCAAACCCAATACACCACGGGTCAATGACGAAATGGTTGAGGCGGTGGGGCAATATGTAGAGACGGTGTGGGGGCTGGCTCAGGGTAACGAGCTATTGATCGAACAGCGCGTTGATTTTTCCGAGGTGATTGGCGTCGAAAACTCGTTTGGCACTGCTGATGCCATCATCATTAACGGCGGTGAACTGCAAATTCATGACCTGAAATACGGTCGCGGCGTGCGGGTCGATGCCGAGAAAAACGAGCAACTGATGTTGTACGCGCTAGGCGCTCTCGACCAGTTTGATATGTTGTACGAGTTTGAAACGGTACGGCTGTTCATTCACCAGCCCCGATTAAATCACGTATCAGAATGGGTGCTGGGTGTAGATGAATTGCGCCAGTTCGGGGAACGAGCCAAAGACGCGGCGGCATCGGTCATTACGATATTTGGGATTGCACGGTGTGAAGGGGTGGACACATTACCACAAGACACGTTCACACCGGGCGAAAAACAGTGCCGGTTTTGTAAAGCCAAGGCGGATTGCCCCGCACTGGCCGCTCACATCTGGAGCACTATTGTGGAGGATTTTGACGACCTGACACAACCGTTAGAGCCTCAGATAGCGAAGGAACAAATCCCTAAATATGACAACCAAACCCTCGCAGCCAAATACGAGCAAGTTGATTTTATCGAAAGCTGGTGCAAGGCGGTGCGGGGCCGTGTCAGTGATGAACTCAATGCCGGGCACCCTATCCCCGGATTTAAATTAGTCGAGGGTAAACAGGGTAACCGATCATGGAGTGTTGAGACAGACGCCGAAGTGATGTTGAAAACGCTCAAGCTCAAGCAAGACCAAATCTACATCAAGAAAGTAATCAGCCCTACCCAAGCGGAAAAAGTGCTCAAAAAAGAGTACCCGAAAAAATGGGCTAAGTTAGAGTCCCTGATTACCCGGCCTGACGGTAAACCTACCGTTGTCCCGGAATCCGATCCGCGTCCAGCACTGGACATTAATCCTATCAACGATTTTGACGACATATCTGACGATATGTTCTCGTAATAACCTCTAAAGAGATAACAAAATGAAAATTAGTTTAAAACAAGTGCGTCTGGCATTCCCTGATTTATTTGAAGCAACTCAGGTTAATGGGCAAGGCGATTTTAAATTCCGTTCCACGTTCCTAATTCCAAAAGAGCGCAAAGATTTAAATGCCGAAATTGAATCCGCCATCCTCAAAGTGGCTACGGAAAAATGGGGGGCTAAGGCCGAGGGAATTATTAAAAGCATTCGCGGAAACAACATGCGATTTAATTTCCGTGATGGCGATGATAAACCGGATTACGACGGTTACGCGGGTAATATGTATATTTCCGCCAGTAACAAATCGCGGCCACTGGTTATTGATCGCGACCGTTCGCCACTTACGGCTCAGGACGGTAAACCGTATTCCGGCTGCTATGTTAATGCCACTATCAGTATTTTTGCGTATGAAAATAACGGTAAAGGGATTTCGGCGTCGCTCTCAGGGGTTCAGTTCGTCCGAGACGGTGACGCGTTCGCAGGTGGTGGCGTCGCCTCAGTCGATGATTTTGACGATATCAGCGAAGGTGCTGACGCAGAAGCCGACGTTTTTAATTAAATATATTTTATGCCCCGCTTCGTGCGGGGTATTTATCAGGATAAAAAACCATGACACAGAAAATATTAACCAAAGATATAAAAAGCGAAATTGTTAAAAACGCACTGATTAAAGCGGGTATTTTCGAGAAAGACGAACAATTATATAAAGACCGCGCGAATTGGGCTGAGAAAATACGAATTGAAGCCATCGGTGGCGAAAACATGGAACAGGGCATCCAAAATGTTTTATCCGAAATAAAAACGTTGGCGGCTAAAATTCCCGAAGCATTGCGTGAAAATGATATGCCTGTTCGTGACACATATTATATAGCAATTAACTTAGCGGGCAGTCGTGTTGTTGCCTATTTTAACGGCGCACGTGCACGTTTCGATAATCGGGATTGCATATTCAAAATAACACCAAAGGGAACCACATTATTAGCCGATAATCCGCTGGTGAATGAATTCTATGCCCTCGAAAAACGGTACAAAGAATTAGAAATTCAACGCGAAACTATTACACATAATGTAGAAGCCGCGTTATTAAAAGTTCGCTCCGTAAAACGGTTATTGGAAGAATGGCCGGAGGCTGCCGAATTATTGCCTAAAAGCGCGGCGAAAGCCGCACCAGTTCCCGCCGTTCGCCGTGAAGCACTTAATACATTAATTGGGCTGCCAACGGACGCGGGCAATGAATAAAATACTATGGATCGACCTCGAAACCTACTGTGAGACGCCGATTAAAAACGGCACTCACGCCTACGCCGAACATGCCGAAATTATGTTATTTGCATGGGCGGTTAACAATAACCCTGTTCAGGTATGGGATGTGACCAGCGGAACACCCATGCCCGCCGAATTGCATCAAATGCTACATGATCCACGCGTTATTCTATTCGCTCATAACAGCCACTTTGACCGTACCGTTCTGCGCCATTACATGCCGACACTGCACGCAGATATTGGCCGCTGGCGTGACACGATGGTGCGGGCATTAGCTCACGGTTTACCGGGGGCACTGGGTGCATTGTGTGAGGTATTGGGCATTCCGGCGGACAAAGCGAAAGACAAGGAGGGCAAGTCGTTGATCCAGTTATTCTGTAAACCCAGACCTAAAAACGTCGCCATTCGCCGTGCTACCAGTAAAACCCATCCCGAAGAGTGGCAGAGATTTGTCGCGTACGCCGGGTTGGATATTGAGGCCATGCGCGAGGTACATAAACGCCTGCCCAAATGGAATTACCAGGGCAATGAGTTAGCGCTCTGGCACCGTGACCAACAAATCAATGATCGCGGTGTTTGCATGGATATTGAGCTTGCAACGGCCGCCATCGATGCCGTGGAACAGGAACAAAAACGGCTGGCAAAGCGCACGCAGAAACTGACCGACGGTGATGTACAGGCGGCCACCCAGCGTGACGCCATGCTACGGCATATTACCGCCGCATTCGGTGTTGAACTGCCTGATATGCAAAAAAGCACCTTGGAACGCCGGATTGCCGATCCTGATATTCCCGTTGCATTGCGGGAATTGCTGACCATCCGCCTACAGGCCAGTACTACCAGTACCAGCAAGTACCGGGCGCTGATGAACGGCATTAGCGCAGATGGACGCCTGCGCGGTACGCTCCAGTTTTGCGGGGCGTCACGTACCGGGCGTTGGGCAGGACGCCTATTCCAACCGCAAAATCTCCCCAGGGCTACTCTAAATCAGGCCACGATTGATACGGGTATCGAGGCGCTGAAAACGGACTGTGCGGATCTGTTATTCGATAATATCATGGAGTTAACCAGCTCGGCAGTCCGTGGCGTTATCATCGCGCCGGCGGGTAAAAAATTGGTGGTGTCTGACCTGTCCAACATCGAAGGGCGCATGCTGGCATGGCTGGCAGGGGAACACTGGAAAATCACCGCATTCAGTGAATTCGATAAGGGTATCGGTGCAGACCTCTACAAACTGGCCTATGCCCGTGCGTTCAACATCCAGCCTGACGAGGTGACAAAAGATCAGCGTCAGATCGGTAAGGTCATGGAACTCGGGTTGGGTTATGGCGGCGGTGTTTCTGCTTTTTTGACGTTCGCGTTGACCTACAATATGGATCTGGACGCACTCGCCGCAGCGGCGTTACCCAACATACCCGCCTCCGTCCAGCGGGACGCCATGAGCTGGTACAAAAAAGCAGTTGAACAGAAACAAACCCACGGACTGAGCGAACGGGTTTTTATTACCTGCGATTCGCTTAAGCGCATGTGGCGCAATGCCCATACGGCAACCGTGCCGTTCTGGTATGAGCTGGAAGAGATGGTAAAACGGGCTATTAGTTCACCCAACGTCACTATCCCCTGCCGTAAGCTGCGAGTCCGCCGTGATGGGGCGTGGCTCCGTGTGGTTTTACCGTCCGGGCGTGCAGTCTGCTACCCCTCACCCCGTCTGGATGACGGGCAGATCAGTTACATGGGCACCAACCCCTACAGCCGTAAATGGCAACGGCTCAAAACCTACGGCGGGAAATTGGTAGAAAATGTCACTCAAGCCGCCGCCCGTGATGTACTGGCAGGGAACATGCCACTGATTGAAAACGCAGGCTACGATATTGTGCTGACGGTGCATGATGAAATTATCAGCGAAGCGCCAGACACAGCGGAATACTCCCCTGAACATCTCAGCACGCTACTCGCCACCAACCCCAAATGGGCGCTAGATTTGCCGTTGAACGCTAGCGGGTTTGAAGCGTATAGATATAAGAAGGATTGATAATTATGAAACGTTGTAAAGAATGCAATGGCTATTACGGTTACCCGAAAGTAGTTAATGTTGGTGAAAGATGTTGTTTTACCATAACTACTACTACCCGTGATGGACGTTCATACCAAAGTCGTACAGTAACTGGGATTTTATTAATGTCAGAAAAACAGGGTGACGACTTTTCTGTTATGTACCGTAAAAAAGTCTATCACCCTGACCATATTTCACACCCCGATGACCCATCGCCACTAACCCTAGCTTTTTCTGAAAGCTGTAATTGCCCTCGTCACTGAGATACTCCTATGTCATTTAAATACCGAGGCAGCCCGTTATATTTTCGGACTGCGCGCGAGGCTGCGCAAATTGAACGCGAGGGCGATTATCGGCGGGCGTCGAAAGTCTGGAATAAAGCCGCCCGCCATTCACGCAACTCTTTGAATATTGAATGGGCAGAAAACCGTTCGGATTTTTGTTTAAAACAATTGGAAAGAAATAATGAAAATACGCGAGGACGTGATCGAAAAACATTTAGTCAATGAAGTAAAAAAAGCAGGGGGCATCGCTTATAAGTTTGTTTCCCCTGGTCGCCGTGGCGTACCCGACCGTATTGTTGTTTTACCTAATGGCCGTGTGGTGTTTGTCGAGTGCAAAGCGCCGGGCGAAAAGCCCCGCCGCGACCAATTACGGGAGCACGAACGGCTCAGAGCACTGGGGCAAACGGTTGTTGTTTTGGATAGCAAATTTTTAACGGGAATATTATCATGATTATTAAAACACATTTATTACGTTCGGTATTGGCATTAACCGATAAGAAAGACATTCGCACGTACTGCCAAGGTATACACATCACGTCTAAACACATAGAGGCAACAGATGGACGTGCTATTCTGAGGCTAGAACATGGAGAAAAATATCAAGAAGATACTGATATTTTTGTGATATTTCGAACAAATAAAATACCCAAAGAAGCTATAAATACCGAATTAAACTTTAGTAATAACTTCCCCGCAGCATGGCACCGTGATACCGAAAATGAGTTTATCGGGAGAAACAATGTAGATGTTGTTCAATATGAGTACCCGAACATATCCAGACATACCGATGCAACACTATCGTCTAAAAAATCTAATGCGATTCCCTACATCCATGTTAGGTATCTCAACTTACTAAGTAAAATTTTTCCTGAAAAAGAATTTGCGGTACAGCTTGAGCCAACAGGAATGGCTAGCGTTTGTCGTTTTAAATTTACAAAAGAAATTAAAGAAAAGTATGGAAACCCTGATTTCATTGTAATGCCAGTGAGAGTAAAGGAATAATATCGTGACTAAACCTATTCTCGATATGTGTTGTGGTTCACGAATGTTCTATTTCGATAAATCTAACTCTGATGTTTTATTTTGTGACATCCGCAGAGAGCAACATATTTTATGTGATGGCAGGGAGTTAAATATTAATCCCGATTTAATAGCCGATTTTAGAAACCTGCCATTCGAAAACGAGTCGTTTAATTTAGTGGTATTTGACCCGCCGCATTTAATTCGTGCGGGTAAAAATGGCTGGCAGCGCAAGAAATACGGCGCATTGGATAAAACAACATGGCGCGATGATTTATCACGGGGATTTAGGGAGGCATTCAGGGTACTACGTCCAACGGGGACGCTGATTTTTAAATGGAATGAAACGCAAATTAAAACCAGTGAAATATTGGCACTGATAGATATTCAGCCTGTTATCGGTCATATATCTGGCAAACAAGGATACACTCACTGGATGACATTTTATAAACCAGGAGACCCTCAATGATGCAATTCGGCTCGGTTTGTTCCGGCATTGAGGCGGTCAGTGTGGCATGGGAACCGCTGGGGCTGTCCCCGGCGTGGTTCAGTGAAATTGAGAAATTCCCCGGTGAGGTACTGCGCTATCACTGGCCGTATGTCCGCAATCTGGGGGATATGACCCGAATTCCCGTCCTGATTGCCGAAAATCAGGCTAATGCACCGGATATTTTGGTCGGCGGGACACCCTGTCAGGCGTTCAGCATTGCGGGTTTGCGCAATGGGCTGGGCGATGAGCGGGGACAATTAACACTATCATTCGTGGAGTTGGCTAATGTCATTGATTCAGTCAGGGCAGCAAACGGAAAACCGCCCGCCATTATCGTCTGGGAAAACGTTCCCGGCGTGTTGTCCAGCGATAACGCCTTTGGTTGCTTTCTTGCAGGGCTTGCCGGCGAAGATGAGCCTTTGCAGCCGTCAGGGAAACGGTGGACGAACGCGGGTTATGTGTCTGGCCCCCAAAGAGCCATCGCCTGGCGAATTCTCGACGCTCAATATTTCGGAGTGGCCCAACGACGCCGCCGTGTGTTTGTTGTCGCAAGTGCTCGAACAGACTTCTGCCCCGCCACGGTACTTTTTGAGCCAGACAGCCTGTGCAGGAATACTCCGCCGGGCAGAACGGCGAGGGAAACAACTACCGCCCATGCTGGAGGCCGCGCTGTTATCGGTAGTCACGGAGAGTTAAACATTTACCGGTTGGTTTCGTTCGGGGATTATCGGGCGGATGATATTTCGTCAACGTTGCGCTCACGGGATGATAAAAGCGCCGCTGATCTGATAACAACACGCGGTGCAGTGCGCCGTTTAACGCCCGTCGAGTGTGAACGGCTACAGGGGTTTCCCGATAATCACACCTTAATCCCGTGGCAGGGTAGAGCGTCGGCGGATTGCCCCGATGGTCACCGCTACCGGGCAATAGGTAATTCAATGGCCGTGCCTGTGATGGCATGGATTGGGAAACGAATTTTAATGCAGATGGGGAAAATACCTCTATGATCGCTATGTCATATGGGGGGGGGACTAATTCAGTCGCGTTATTAATTGGGTTGTCAGAAATAGGTCTAATGCCGGATTTAATAACATTCGCTGATACCGGTTGCGAAAAACCTCACACCTATGCGTATCTCCCCGTAATAAATAATTGGTTAATGGCAAATGGCGGGCCACAAATTACCGTTTGTAAAAAAGTATTCCGTCACGGTCGAACTAAAGCAGAGTGGGTGTATGAAGAAAAAGATTTATATACCTATTATCGCGAACGAAATATGCTACCCGCCGTCGCCTACGGTTTTAAAAATTGCAGTCAAAAATTTAAGCTCGAACCGCAGGAAAAAGAATGGAACAACCACCCTCTGTGCGGAGCTACGTGGGCACGGGGTGAACAGGTCATTATGCTGGTCGGTTATGATTTTGACGAAGAACAACGGGTGCTCAATGCCCGTCGCAGTCTGGCTAATGACGCCGTTCTGTCCAAGAAGTTTCAGTATGAGTACCCGCTGTATGATTGGGGGTGGGACAGAGACGCGTGCATAGCGGCTATTCAACGCGCGGGGTTACCCAGACCGGGCAAAAGCTCTTGCTGGTGCTGCCCCTACACGAAAAAACCGGAGCTGTTACGCCTCCAGCAAGACCACCCTGAATTGGTGGAGAAAGCGTTGCTAATGGAAAAGTCCGCCGACCTGAAACAAATAAAAGGGTTAGGCCGACGTTGGAATTGGGGCAAATTCTTACAAAATCCTGATGGCTACGGTATAGATGATCTTGACCACGATATGCCGTGTGGTTGCTACGATGGGTAAATAATCCTAATTGGAGAAAATAGTAATGATAAATCTACGTCGTTTTTATTTATGGCGATGGGTTTAGTTACAGGTTTGGGATGTCAGCGAATGGGGTGGAATAGGTTTAGGTCGATTTGCTCCGTGGGTATTTCATCAAATGATCGGTTGCGAATTTCCAGTTAAGAAAATTAAATAAGGAAAACATTTATGAACAATGGATATAAAGAAGAGCCATCGTTAGCAGCGTTTATTAATAACCCGCTACGTAATAAACCAATTGAATACACCGCAGAGTTAGAATTAACGGATCTTGCCAAGAGTTGGGATGGTATGGCCATAGCATACGGCAGAGTATTTAATGACAGCAGTAAACGATTCGAAGACGGGGTCGAAATAATAACGTCTCTGGTAATTAATGCCGAAACCTACAAAACCGATGGATATATAAAAACTCGAAACTCCATTTATAAAATACGGGAGCCAATTAATAATGACAGATAGCACGGTAAATTACATATTATCGGCCTACAGCGTTAGCTGTATATTAGTATTTATAGGTCTGGCGATATGGTCACGTTACACTACGTCTAACGAAAAACCGCACCTATTCGAAAGCATGGTTGTTAGTGTGCTGTGGGGCGTCCTATTACCGATGTTCATTACATTATCAGCGTTGGAATTCATATCCGATAGGTACGATAATTTTACACGGAGAAATGCAGAATGAGATTCTATATGAAAACTGTATTTTACGCGGTCTGTGATGATGTTGGTGTTTGCAATTTTAAAGATGACAAATACCAAACATTGAAAGCAGTATTTTTCGATAAATCGGAGGCTGAATTACTGGTTAATAATAGTGATAAAAAACTTATTGTCGTTCCAGTTTATATAGAGGATGCGAGATGAAAGCATTCACGCCTCGCCCCTACCAAAACCTGATTATCAATCACGAACTGGATATCTCCCGCTGCAACGTGTGGGCGGGAATGGGTATGGGCAAAACTGTAGCAACATTAACTGCGCTCGAAGATTTGTACATGGTGGGTATGGAAACCCAACCAACGCTAGTTTTAGCGCCGTTGCGTGTGGCTCGCTCCACGTGGCCGGATGAGGCTGATAAATGGAACCATCTGCGCAACATCGAAACACAACCAATTGTAGGCAGCGTGGGGGAGCGCACCGCCGCATTGAAAAACACCAATGCCAGTGTATTCACCACCAACTATGACAACCTCGTCTGGTTGGTCGAAACGCTAGGCGATAAATGGCCGTTCGCTACCGTCATCGCCGATGAGAGCACGCGGCTAAAATCATTCCGGTTACGCAAAGGCGGCAAGCGCGCCGCCGCGTTGGCGAAGGTCGCACATCGCCATGTACGCCGCTGGGTCAATCTCACCGGCACACCCTCCCCAAATGGGCTGGTTGATTTATGGGGGCAAGCGTGGTTTGTCGACCAGGGCGAACGGCTCGGCCGGACGTACAGCGCCTTTACTTCGCGCTGGTTTAACAGCATTCGTTTTCCGGGGCAACAATGGGTGAAACTAGAGCCGTGGCCGTTTGCCCAGGAGCAAATACAAACGGCGCTCAATGACGTAGCTATCGCACTAGACGCGGCGGACTGGTTCGACATTGAAGAGCCTGTCCATAACGTTATCCGCGTTGACCTACCGTCCAAAGTTCGCCAGCAATATCAGGCGATGGAAAAAGAAATGTTCGTTGAGCTGGATAGTATCGGCGTGGAAGCGCTGAACGCAGCGGCCAAGACCGTCAAATGTCTGCAAATTGCCAGTGGTGCACTCTATACCGACGAGAACGGCACTTGGCAGGAGCTGCACGACGCCAAGTTGCAGGCTCTCGACAGTATTATTAATGAAGCCGGCGGAATGCCGGTACTGGTCGCCTATCACTGGAAACATGATTTAGAGCGGTTATTGACAGCGTTCCCGCGCGGTCGGCATCTCGACTCTGATCCGCAAACCCTGCGCGACTGGAACTCCGGAAAGATCCCCGTGATGTTCGCCCACCCTGCCAGCGCCGGACACGGTTTAAACCTACAGGACGGCGGCAATATTCTGGTGTTTTTCTCTCACTGGTGGGATCTGGAACAGTACCAGCAAATCATTGAACGTATCGGCCCTACCCGACAGGCACAAGCCGGTTATCACCGTCCGGTCTTCATCCACCACATTATCGCTGCTAACACCATGGACGAAATGGTCATGGAACGACGTAATTCTAAGAGGGAAGTTCAGGACATTCTACTGGAAGCAATGAAGAGGAAGTGAATATGAGCACGCAATACAAAGAAGATGATTTATTAACCCCGGAAGAAGTCTGTAAATTACTAGGAGGTATTACCCCCAAAACATTAGCAGATTGGAATAATAAACATCGGCACAAAAAAATATTAGCGCCGATACGGTACACAAATAAAGTCGTGCGTTATGAATATAAAAACGTCATAGCATTCAGAGAAAAATGCCGTGCTGTGTACTAGGATTTTCGACGCAATAAAGCAGCCTGCGCCATGATACTATTTTCATGTGCTTCAAATGCCAAACGTTTTAACGCGATTTCTTCTTGTAATATTTCATCTGAAAAATCGTAATGCTCGCCCATAGGATCGGAGCGACTGTCAGAGTGGTGCATGCACAACTGACTAATTTCCCTAGTATCTGAACGCGAGTAACCCCGTGCTCGCATCTGGGCGATAACATTACTTTTAAGAAATTTACGGCACATGGTATTAAACGCTCCTGACTTTCCTTTTACTGTCCCCTCATGAACAATACCTTTCAATGCATTATCGGGGCTGTAGGTTTTTATTAACTTATCCAGCGATCGTTTTGAGAACGACTCAGTTATGTCTCTTGGCTGTAAAAATACATAGTCCCGATTACATCCGGCCACCGATTCACGCCACGCTTTTTGCTCATCAATGATAACCTTTAGCATCGGTGTGATAGGTAACCTAAACTCTTTTTGGGTTTTCATCGCCCCACGCATACCCGTTAAACCCGCCGGGTAAACAATTTCACTCGTGATTTCATTGATATAGTCCCAACGTAAATTGGTTACATTTATGGGTCTAACACCGGTTAAGATCATAAAACGGATTGCATTTTTTTGATGAATGGATGTACAACCTGCGACATTAAGCCATAGTTGAGCAATAGATTCGATATCAGTAAATAGACGGGTAGGAGTAGGGCGCTGTACGCGGGAAGATATATAATCATCAGGGAGGCTGGCAGCTATGTTTTTACCCCCACAATGCAAAGGCGCTGCGAATTTCCAAAATCTACGTAATTCAGCAAAAAGCTCAAATGCCTGATTGTTAGATTTTGTTTCAATCCATAGATCAATAACCTCAATCAAGCGTTGATAGGTGATATCGCTAAATATCTCTCGATTCCTAAAAGCTTCACGTAATTGCTTTATTCTACAGTTATAAGTGTAGAAGCTATGCTCGCTGAGTTTCAACCTTTGGACTTTAGCTTGTAACCCTGCGATATAGGCATCCAATGCTTGGTGTACTGACACCGCTGTTAAACCTTCTTTAGCCTGCTCGTGAGCCTTCTCCCTAGCAATGTGCAGTGTTAACTCCGGCCACTCTCCAAGTTTCCTGCCTTTTAAATCCATACTCTTTGGGTATTCAGCATAGATAGTAACTTTCCCGGCCTTGCTAAAATCTATCCTCAAATAGTTTTCTTTTTCATACTTCGATCGACGTGGCTTACCCAGATATTTTAAAATGGTTTTTGCAGCCGTAACACAAATCCTCATGTGTGAGCCAGAGTAAGGCGGCTTACATGTCTCCCAACTCGCCAAAGCGCTTAAATATGCATCGTTTTCAGTAAGGTTATGCATTTGTGTTACTGTACTTTCCATTGTAAACTCCGCAATATCAGATAAATGAGGTAATAGTGTTACACATTACATTATTTCAGACCCCAAAAATAGCTTTGTGTTGCGGTTTTGTGTTGCTGTTTAGGGTTTATTAAGGTAATAAATACTGTTTAAAAAGTCAGTATACAAGTAAAAGTGGTAGATTGGAATCATCTTTAATTAACTGATTTTGCTTTAAAATTTATGTAAGAGATTGAAATGGCACTATTAATTACCAAACGTTGCATCAATTGTGATATGTGTGAACCCGAATGCCCTAATCAGGCCATCACAATGGGTGCTGAGATCTACGAAATTGAACCTGAACGCTGTACTGAGTGTATCGGGCATTACGAAAAACCAACCTGCCAGTCTGTCTGCCCGATCACGAATACCATTATTCTTGATCCCAATCATCAGGAAACGGATGAGCAGCTATGGGATAAGTTTGTGCTGCTACATCATGCTGATAAGATCTGA